TGGGGGGTGGGGGCAAACTCAAAACGCCCGACGACGCAACTACCCATGCCGTGCGCAAGAATCGTGTGGTCTGTAGTCCCCTACCGCCTACACTTGGGTCATGCCAAAAGTTTCAACGGGAGTTGGTCGAGGGAACAAGGCCGAACCGTTGGAGCGCAAACGTGCGAGAGGCGCACGGGTTCGGAATGGTTTGGCAGCTCAACCGATGCCGGAGTCTGCGTTGGCGTTGGTGGATTTGGGTGCGATACCGGAACCGCCGAAAACTTTGGGCGTGGTTGGGGTTGCGTATTGGGGGATTTATTGGACGGCTGGTCGGAGACATCTGAGCGAGTTGCACGACACTCCGCTCATGACCAGGTTGTGTTCAAACTTCGACAAGATCGCAGAGCTGGAGATTTGGTTGGGGTCGGATGTCGAGCGTCGCTGGTACACAAGTCCGAACGGTCAGATCGTGACCCATCCAGCAGTCAAGCAGATAGATCAGATGGATGCTCAGAACACGGCGTGGATGAGTTTGCTTGGTTTCACTCCGAGCGACAGAGCCAGGTTGGGCTTGGCAGAGATAAGGGTTGCCAATGAGCTTGACCAGTTCAGGCAACGCAAGGCCAACGTGGTCGACATCGAGGTTGTATCCGAAGTCTGATGGTGCGCTGGTCAGCGACTTTGCAAGAACTTTTCTGCACGTGTCAAAGGGTGTTCGTGCGGGTGAGCCATTGGTGCTTACTGGTTGGCAGTCTGATCTACTGGATAATCTTTTTGAGCGTCGTCCTGATGGTCTCCTTCGTTACCGACGCTCGCTGATTGGTTTACCTCGCAAGAACGGCAAGAGCCTTCTAGGTTCGCTGGTTTGTTTGTACAACTTGATTGAGGGTGAGCCTGGTGCTGAGGTGTATTCCGCAGCAGGTGACCGACAGCAAGCAAGAGTTGTGTTCAATGAAGCCAAGTGGCAAGTCACACAGTCACCAGCTTTGTCAGGTGTATGCAAGGTGTATCGAGATGTGATTGAAGTTCCGTCTACCGGTGCGATTTATCGAGTGCTATCTAGTGATGCCAAGCTTCAACAAGGTCTAAACCCTAGTGCCGTGTGCTTTGACGAATTGCACGTGCAGAGAGATAGCGAATTGTTCGATGCGCTGACTTTAGGTTCGGGTGCCAGAAGAGACCCACAGATTATGGCGATCACTACGGCTGGGTTTGACTTGGACACGATTTGTGGTTTCTTGTACAACTACGGCAAGCAAGTTATTTCTGGTCAGAAGGTTGACGAGCGGTTTGGTTTCTGGTGGTGGGAAGCACCGGAAGGTTGCACGGTTCATGACCGTCAAGCATGGGAACAAGCGAACCCGAACTTGGCTGAAGGTTTGCTTGACATGGAAGACATGGAAGTCAGCATGAATCAGACGGCTGAGATTCCGTTTAGGCGTTATCGTCTGAACCAATGGGTCAGACAAGAGGACTCGCCATGGCTACCTGCGGGCGGGTGGGAACAATGCCAATCAGAACTACAGATTGATTCCGACTTGCCGATGTTTGTGGGGATTGACATGGCGTTGAAGCATGACTCGATTGCTGTGGTGTTGTGCCAACCTCAGGGTCATCGTCTGGTGGTTCGTGCGAAGATTTGGATTCCTGATGGGGCGATGACTGACATCGCAGCTGTTGAGCAATATCTGCGTGGCTTGCATAATCAGTTCAATGTGCGTGAGTTTGCTTATGACCCAGCGTTCTTCCAGCGTTCAGCTGAGGCTTTGGCTGATGACGGTTTGCCGATGGTGGAGTTTCCGCAGTCTGCGCAACGTATGGTGCCTGCTATCGGAACGCTGTATGAGTGCATCGTGAACCAGCAGTTGGCTCATGATGGCGATCCGATGTTCACCGATCAGGTGTTGTCTGCTGTGCCACGTCAGACTGATGCTGGTTTGCGTTTGTCTAAGGGTAAGTCTCGTCGCAAGATTGACGCTGCGATTGCGTTGTCAATGGCTGTAGATCGTGCGACTCGACGTGAAGAGGTAGCACCTGTGCCTGGGTTCTTTGTAGTCTAGAGCCATGCCTATTTTCCTGCTAGAAGTTTTCTCAATCCTGCTCATCGCTTATGGACTATTCTTGATAGCAATTCCATTAGGGCTGATTTTTGTCGGCCTGTCAGTTCTATTGTTCACGGCTGCTTACGAGCGTGGTCGGAAAGGTAAGTAATGTTGTCGAGACTGTTAGGTGATGGCAACGAAAGCCGAGCAATATCTACACAGTCATTGTTTGCATTAGGTGACGGATTTAGTGTCACCACAAATAGCGGAACGGTAATCACCGAAAAAGATTCGCTGAAGATTGAAGCGGTGTATGCGTGTGTGCGCATGATTTCAGATTCAATCTCCACGCTCCCTGTTGACACATTCCTTCGTTTGGATGGCACTCGTCGTCCGTTCCGTCCTCGCCCAATGTGGTTGGACATCCCTGAGTCCGGTGTGAGTCGCATCGAGCATTTCCAGCAGGTGTTGGTTTCGTTGATGTTGAACGGGAACTCGTTTACTCGTATCGTGCGTGACGATCAGGGGATTGCTGCGCTTGTTGTGTTGAACCCTCAGAAGGTTGAGTGCAGTCGTGACCGTGTGACTCGTCGCCCGATTTACATCTATGAGAGTCGTGATGTGATTCAGGCTGAGGACATGATTCATATCACCGAGCTTCGTTTGCCTGGTGAGATGCGAGGGATTTCACGCATTGACTTCATGAAGGAGAACCTTGGTTTGGCGAAAGCTTTGGAGGAGTTCGCTGCACGATTCTTCGGTCAAGGCTCATCTGCTTCCGGCATCATCGAGTTCCCTGGCAACCTGACCCGTGAGCAGGCTAAAGATTTGGTGTCAGGATTTGAAGAAGGCCATAAGGGTTTGCGTCGTTCGCATCGTCCAGGTGTGTTGTTCGGTGGGGCTAAGTTCACGAAGACAACCGTTGACAATGATTCTGCACAGTTCCTAGAGTCCCGTCGTTTCGCTGTAGAAGAGATTGCTCGTATCTTCCGTGTTCCTCCTTCGATGCTTGGTGTGACGACGCCTGGTGCGATGTCGTATGCGTCCGTTGAACAGAACGGCATCCAGTATGTGACCCACACGCTCAGGCCTTACATCGAGAAGATTGAAGAAGGATATTCACGCTTGCTTGATGGTCGTGCGTTCATGAAGTTCAACGTGGACGGATTGTTGCGTGGTGACCAAGCGTCACGATACGCATCATTCTCCACAGGTCTCCAATCAGGCTTCTTGTCAATCAACGATATTCATCGTCTTGAGGACATGGCACCGGTTGACGGTGGTGACTCGTACCGTGTGCCACTAGCGAACGTGGACATCAATGCTGCGAACTTGGCTGAGATGCAGTCGAAGGCTGAGATTGCGCAACGGTTGATTCTTGCTGGGTTTGATCCGGCTGAAGTTTTGTCTACGGTTGGGTTGCCTGCGATTGCTCATACAGGTTTGCCTTCAAGCCAGTTGCAACAGATTTCTACTGTCGCACCACTTGACCCGCAGTCAGCTTATGAGGTGAAGTCGCAGAACATGGACATCAATCTTCCTCAAACGATCATGAACTATACGCCTCCAGCGATCAACATTCCTGCACCGATCATCAACATTCCAGAGACCGTTGTGCGTGTGAATGTTCCAGAATCTAAACCAACGATTCGCACGGTTGAGCGTGACGCTGATGGTCGCATTCTGAATATCATCGAGAGGACTGAGGACTAATGGCTACAGGTATTTCCGCATATTTGGCGAACGCTTGGATGGATGCGTTGGGTAACGCAACAGCGTTCTCAGTAACAACGCCTTATATCAAGTTGCATGTTGGCGACCCTGGTGCTGCTGGCACAAGTAACGCTGCGACTGAGACAACTCGTAAGGCTGTGAGTTTCGCTGCTGCATCGAATGGTGCGCTTGCTTCTGATGCTGATGTGACGTGGACAAATATCGCAGGGTCGCAAGATGCAACACACTTCACCGCTTGGGACAACTTGACCACAGGGAACTTCTTGTTCTCTGGAACTATCACCGGCAACGCATATACAGCTGGTGACACTTACACGATTTCGTCTGGTGGTTTGACTGTCTCTTTGACTGTCGCAAGCTAGGTTTCTAGATGGCCGTTGAACGGTTCATTCTTGACCAGACACAACTCAACGATGCTGAGTTCGGTTTAGGTGGATTCAGTCCCGCCTTCAAACTTGACACGTCAACGCTTGATTCGATTGCGAA